AAGTTTATGATGATATGTGGCTCAAAAAATATTCTACAGCTTTGATCAAACGCCAGTGGGGTGAGAACATGAAAAAGTTTGGTGGTATCCAGCTTCCTGGTGGTGTTACACTCAATGGTGATCAGATATTTGGGGAAGCCACCCAAGAAATAGCCACAATCGAAGAGGAAATGCAAGTTAGATATGAATTACCACCAACCTTTATGACAGGGTAATCATGGCAACTAACTTTTATTTTCAAAGCGGAGACACATCTGGAACTACAGCCGAACAACGGTTAGTAGAAGATCTCATCATTGAATCGCTGAAGATTTATGGGCATGACATTTTTTACATGCCAAGAACTCTTGTAAACAGAGATACTATTTTCGATGAAGATGAATTGTCAAAGTTTGAACAAGCATATCCGCTCGAAATGTATATGGAAAATGTTGACGGTTTCGGAGGCGATGGTGAGCTATTTCAACGATTCGGTTTAGAAGTTCGTGACCAAGTATCATTCGTTCTTTCTAGACGTCGTTGGCAACAACTTGTTGATACAAGCGGCGGGACATTTACATTAGATGACAGACCTTCTGAGGGCGACTTACTGTATTTTCCTAAGACACGTTCATTGTTTGAAATAAAATTCGTTGAGTTTCAAGATCCATTCTATCAACTTGGTCAAATTTATGTATTCCGTATGCAATGTGAGCTGTTCGAATATAGCTCAGAGGAAATCGACACAGGATACGGAAATATTGATCAGCTTGAAGATGATAACACTGTTGATCAGTTGTTGTTTGAGCTTAATCTCGAAGGTAGCACAACCGATGTTCTTCAACTCGAAGATGGCGGTTCATTGATCAAAGAAGATTACTCCATTAAACCTGCCGTCCAAGGTGATAATGCCGACTTTGATACACAGGAAGTTGCAACTAATATCCTCGACTTTACTGAATCTAATCCGTTTGGAGACTTGTAATGTTTAAGGGTAAGACTTTCTACAACGAACATATCCGTAAAGCAATTATTGCATTCGGAACAGTATTCAATAATATCAACATTGAGCGAAAAAATGCTGCTGGTGATGTTATCCAAACACTACGAGTTCCGCTCGCATATTCTACAAAGCAAAAGTTCTTGTCTCGTATTGAACAGATTCCTACAGTAGAAAGCCGTGGGGAAGTTGCTATTATTCTTCCGCGCATGGGGTTTGAAATCTCAGCGTTACAATATGACGCGCAAAGAAAAATCTCACCTATTCAGGTTCACAAGAAGGCAACGAGCACTGCTACATCAGTGGCGAAAACTTTTGTGTCGACACCATATGATTTGTCTCTTAATCTTTATCTCTTTGCTAAAAATCAGGAAGACGGGTTGCGTATCATTGAGCAAATATTACCATATTTCAACCCTGACTTTAACATAACAGTAAATGATTTGCCTGAACTTGGTATCAAACGCGATATTAAAATCCTTCTGGAAAGTATTGGGTATGAGGATAATACACAAGGCTCATTTGCTGACAGACAAAGTATTGTTTGGACATTAACATTTACAATGAAACTAAACTTTTATGGTTATGTTGGCAATCAAGATATTATTCGTAAAGCAATTGTTCAAACATATCAAAATCCTAACCTTGTTGGTGAATACATAGAACAAAAATATACAGTCACAGTAGCAACCGCAACAGCTGCAGCTACTTTAAGTGGCGACGCTGTCGATTCTATTTCTGTCACATACAAAGGTGAAGGATACTCTGAATCTGGACCAAATATAACATTATCGGGCAATGGTAGAGCGCATGCGGTAATGGAAATAGATCCGCTAAATAGTGGTAAGTATAGAGTCGCAAGTGTTGTGGTCGATGATGCTGGTAGTGGATATTCGGAAGCACCGACTGTTACATTTGAAGCACCAGATGATGGGAATCAGGGAGTAGATGACACGTATCGATTCCTTGAGGAGTTTGATCAGAGTTATGACTAAGAATAAAATATTTGACGCATTAGATAAAACTTTTGAGACTTCAACAAAGTCTACTGAAGTGACAACACCAGTAGTTACAAACGGTAGTGTCGAAGAAGATTTTGAGGAGGCACGTGGTGCGCTAAAACGAGCTATGGCATATAGTGAGTCTACTCTACAGGGTATTGTAAATGTTGCTGAGAATAGCGACAACCCAAGAGCATATGAAGTTGCTGGTCAGTTAATTAAGATGTTTGGTGATCAAGCAAAAGATATGATGGATCTACAAGGTAAGAAAAAGAAAATCGATGAGGTTAGTGGTAAGCCAGCTGCTACTCAAATTGGTCATCAGACCAATGTTTTATTTAATGGAAGCACATCAGAATTGATGCAAGCGTTGAAAGAAGATGATGCCCCCATCATCGAAGGCGAAGTAGATGGCAGTTCCGACTGAAGAAACATCCTATCACGGTAATCCTAATCTAAAATCTATTGGTTATCAACACGACTTTACAAAAGAGCAGATTAAAGAGATGCTAAAGTGTAAAGATGATCCAATATATTTTATCGAAACTTATTGTCAGATTGAACAATCGGCAGACTATCTTAATGGAAGGTCGGCAGCAAGGTAAGACAGTTACAGCGGCTGCTTGTATCTTACATTACACTATCTTCAATGAGAATAAAACAGTTGCTATCCTCGCTAACAAAACTTCAGCTGCCCGCGAAGTGTTGGCTCGGTATCAAATTATGTATGAAGGATTACCTATCTGGATGCAGCAAGGTGTTAAAACTTGGAATAAAGGTAATGTCGATCTAGAAAATGGTTCAGTCGTATTTACCTCTGCTACGACCTCATCGGGTATTCGTGGTAAATCGGTGAACTGGCTATACATTGATGAGGCAGCCATTATTCCAAATAATATTGCTGATGACTTCTTTACATCGGTATATCCTACAATCTCTGCTGGTGAAACAACTAAAATTCTACTCACTTCTACGCCTCTTGGATATAATCACTTTTGGAAGTTTTGGAATGAATCTGAAGAGGGTAAAAATGGCTTCAAGAAGATGTTCATACCATACACAGATATTCCTGGTCGTGATGAAAAGTGGGCTGATGAACAGCTCAAGCTCCTAGGAGAGCTAAAGTTTAATCAAGAGGTGCTTTGTGAGTTCCTTGGCTCAACAAATACACTTATCAACGGCAAAACTTTGTCTGTTATGAGCGCGAAACAACCTGAATATACTAAAGATGGTCTCGACATTTATGAAGAGCCGCAAGATGGTCATTACTATATGATTACAGCTGATGTGGCACGTGGTATAGGTGGCGACTATTCAGCATTTACACTGATAGATGTAACCGAGATGCCCTATAGACTTGTAGGAAAATATAAACATAACAAAATATCACCAATGCTTTATCCTAGTATTATATCTAAAGTTGCCCGTGATTACAATAATGCATATGTTCTGGTAGAGTCTAATGACATCGGTCAACAAGTCCTAGATATCCTCCACCAGGAGGAAGAATATGAGAATGTATTCACTACCCTCACTGAAAATGGTAAACAATATTTAACACCAGGATTTGGTAGAACCGCCAAACTGGGTGTCTCAACTTCCAAAGCAGTAAAACGGCAAGGATGTTTTGCTATTAAAACGCTCGTTGAGGATACTAAATTACTCATACACGATTCTGATATAATCGGTGAATTATCTGTGTTCACAGAAAAGGGGCAGACATTTCAAGCTGATGAAGGATATAATGACGACTTAGCTATGTGCTTGGTGTTATTCGGTTGGGTAACAACTAATTCATTTTTCTCAGATCTAACTAATGTGAATGTCAGAGAAGGATTATTTAATGCTGAAATGCGTATGATCGAAAATGATTTAACTCCCTTTGGCGAAGTTATCGATGGTTCAGAATCTGAAGCTGAGGTTATGGGCGGAGATTTATGGTTTTCACTAGATGGTAAAGAGAAAACTCCTTTTTTATAAATATTTCTAGTGATAAAACAATAAACGATAATCCATAATATCGAGGAGATAAAACATGGCATTTCAATTAAGCCCAGGAGTTCTTGTTCGTGAACAAGATGCCTCAAGTGTGGTTCCAGGAGTTGGCACTACAACAGGCGGTTTCGTTGGTGACTTCGCATGGGGTCCAGCGCGTGAACTCACATCAATCGGCAGCGAAAATGAACTCGTTGCTCGTTTCGGCAAACCTGCCGCAACTAATAATGTTGACTTCCTAACTGCTGCTTCGTTCTTAGCATATGGTTCCAGCCTGCTCGTTTCACGAGAAGTTGGTGATGCTGCTAAAAACGCTGTTGCAACGGCAAACGGTTCTTTGTATACAGGAACTGGTGCTGGCGTCGCGGAAGTAACTGCTGGCGGAACGTCTTATACATCTGTCCCAGCAGTCACAATCGCTGATCCAACTGGTGTAACAGTAGCAAATGGCGGTCGAACTGCAACGGCAACAGCAACTATCGCAGACGGGGCAGTAACAGCAATCACAATCACAGATCCAGGATTTGGATACGCAATCGACGGCACTGACCCAGTCGTAACCATTGCTGGTGGCGGTGGTTCTGGTGCAACTGCTACTGTTTCGATCGATGACGCCAACCCAATCGGTAAGCTGATCAGAAACGATGATGAATACGATTCAAGCTATTTTTCTGGAACTAACGGTGTTGGTGCATTTGCTGCGAAATGGGCTGGCATAGCAGGTAACTCACTTAAAGTGGCTGTTGCTGACGTAGGTAACTTTACTGCTAGTTCGGTTGCCTCCATCGCTGTAACTGCTGGCGGTTCTGGTTACAGCTCTGCCCCAACAGTAACAATGTCTACATCAACTGTCACTGGCGGAACTGCTGCAGCAACAGCAACATTATCTGGTGCAGCAGTTTCTGCAATCACAGTAACATATCCAGGATTCGGTTACACCTCTGCCCCAACCGTCACTATTTCTGGTGGCGGTGGCTCAAGTGCTACTGCTACTGCTACATTGTCAACTGCTTGGACATATGCTTCAAACTTTGATTACACTCCAGGATCTACAACATACGCCAGTAAAAATAATGTAAGTCTTGATGAGATGCATATTGTAGTAGTTGATGAAGGCGGTGTATTTACTGGTATTGCTGGAACAGTTCTAGAAAAGTTCTCTGGTGTTTCAAAAATTCCAGGAGCAAGAAATGATCAAAACGAATCAAACTATTACAAAGATGTAATCAATAACCAGTCACAATATGTCTGGTTTATGGATCAAGTTACAGTAACTTCAACAACTCGTGGTTCGGATTGGGGCACAGCTCTAGCAACTGTTCAAGGGAGAGATGATAAGTTTTACAAACTTCTCATTGATACTGTCGATGATGATGATTTTTCTTTGTCTGGTGGTGTTGACGCTTCCCCA